GGAGCTGGAAGACGCGATGATTTTCACGCCGTGGAGCGGGGTAGAATTGAGCATCGGCTACACGCACGTGAACACGATGCTGCATTGGGATCGGGACAAGCCGTTGAGCTGGCCGGACAATGCGCCCCGGCTTTACGTGGCGGAAGATTGCCAGCAAGTGATTTGGATGTTCACGAATTTCACCGGACTGGGCGGCAACAAGGCGGGCGGGAAAGATTTTGCGGATCTGGTGCGCGGCATGGCGCTGGCGGATTTGCAGTATTACGAGAGCAATGAGATGCAGAGTTGGGAGCCGAAAAGAAGGTATTAACCGCGAAATACACGAACCAAAAAAACTAACTATGAGCAAAGCATTGGAACTGAAGATTGACAAGTTGCTGGCGCTGCTGACACCGCATCTGCCGCATTTCAAGGCGCGGGTGGTGAAATGCACGCAGGAGGAATTTGCGCGGCTGCCGGGCATGGTGAGCCGTAGCGAGTTCATGGACTGGACGGGTTACAGCGATAATGAGCTGTCCGAGGAGGTCAAGGCCGGCCGCATCCGCGTGTATCTGCCCGAGGGCAAGACCAAGGCAAGGTATTACAAAAGCGAGATTGCCCGGTTGGGGGGGTGGAAACTTTAGACACGGATTAACACGGATGAAAATTTATGAGCGTCAAAGGTTCATGGAGCCGGGTGCGGGATGCGAAGGCGTTTGGCGAGAATTACGACGGCATTTTCCGCAAGGCGCGCAAGAAAATAGCCGTGAATAGGCGGGAATCGTCCCGAATGGGCGGCGGCAAGGTTGTCAAGCGGCGGCGGGCGTGGTGAGGTGGCAGGGTATTGACAGGCATATTGTCGCCGCATTTATGAAATTCTAATCGCATGAAACAATAAATCCACATGGATACACAATCTTCGCTGGTGCAGGTAACGGATCGTCCCAAGGTGGGCGATTTGATCATTGAGTTTCGCCGCAATGGTTCGCAGGGGGACCAGTTCGGGCGGATGTTGCGCGCCGAGGACACGCGGCTGGCGCGCTGGGATGGCCAATCCGAGGACGGCAAGAAGCACGCCGCCGACCAGCCGGACGGCGATGAGGTGTTTCCGTGGGAAGGCGCGAGCGATGTGCGGAATTATCTGGCCGATGGCGCGGTGAACGAATCCGTGGCGCTGTGTTACATGGCGTTCTGGAATGCGGTGCTGAAGATTGCCGGGGCAAACACGGACGATTTGACGGCGAGCGGCACGGCGACGGAATTTCTGGATTGGATGATTCATTTCCAACTGCATCGCCAACTCGACAACGAGGTGGAACTGGCGGCGCAATACATGTTCAGCATCGGCGCGGTGGGCTTGCATGTGACTTGGGAACGCGAAGTGGGGCGCAAGCTGAAAAAGGTGGAATTTTCCGATTTTCAAATGATGGCGCAGGCCGTGCAGCAGCAGATGCAAGCGGCCATGCAGCAAAAACAACCCATCCCGCCGGAAGCGCAACAGCTTTTGCAGGTGCTTCAGGCGCTGCCGCAGCTCGTGCTGGATCCCACGCTGGAAGCGGAGGCGGTGAAGGCGGTGCAATACCTGTTCGGCGAATATGTGATGAAGAATCTGCCCGAAGAATTGAGCGAGCAGGATGTGCTGCAATTGAGCGCCAAGCGGGCGCGGCAATGCGTGAAGGATTTGCGGGCCACCGGCGAATGCGAATTTCCCATGCCGTATCTGGTGAAGAATCAGCCGAAGATTTCCGCGCTGAAACCGTATCGGGATTTTGTGCTGCCGGTGGAAGTGGGTTCCATCGAAACCGCGCCGGTGGTGTTCGTGCGCGATTTGATGACGGAAGCCGATTTGCGCCGGATGGTGCTCGGCGCGGGCTGGGATGCGGATTGGGTGGATGAAGCGGTCAAAACCAAGGGCAAGTTTTCCACCTGGCAGTTGAATAATCCGTATTCGGCCTACGGCACTTGGTCATGGCGCGCGGTGGACAACCGGAGCTGGCTGATCGAAGTGGTGTGGGCGTATTACAAGCAGGTGGACGAGGATGGCGTGACGCAGATTGTGGCCACGGTGTTCAGTCCGCATCTGACGGTAAATCCCAAGGGTGGCACGGCGTTCACGGAATATGTGAACGGCAAGGAAACCGTGCGGCTGGATGACTTTGCGGCCAAGCACGAGATTTTGAATTATCCGCGGGCGGAATATCCGGTGATACTCGGCCGGCGCGAACGGTTTGATCGCAGTTGGCTGGCCACGCGGGGATTGCCGGAAATTCTGGCGACGGATCAGAATGTGGAAAAGGCCATGCTGGACAGCGTGGTGGACTTGGCGGGCATGGCGGCCGTGCCGCCGTTGCTGGTGCCGAAGGGACTTTCGGCGCGCTTCAAGATCGGGCCGGCGGTGCAGAATGAATATGTGCCGGGGCGCGAGCCAAAATTCATGCAGATGCCCGGCGGCGGCAATGCGGCGCCGGCGGAAACCGTGGTGCAAACCATCCGCCAACGCGCTGCCCGCTACTGCGGATTGTTCGATGCGCAAACTCCGCCGCAACTCACGGCGATGATGCAGCAGCCGATGGTGAAGAAATTTCTCGTCATGTGGGGCGAGGCGTTGCAGATGGCGTTTGAACTGACGGCCAAGTTTGCGCCCGAGAAGATTGAAAAGGTGACGGGCAACGAAGTGCCGCAGGACGCGGATGATTTTCATTATGTGATGCAGTTTGACGCCACGCAGTTTCATCCCGAATTGATGGACGCCAAGCTGGCGGCATTCGACCAACTGGCGCAAACAGACCGCACGGGCACCATTGACCAGGCGGCACTGACGAAATTCAAGGCCAGCATCATTGACCCGCAAATGGCCAAGACGCTGGTGATCGAGCAAGGTCAGGCCAGCGTGAAACTCCAGAAGGATGTGCAGAGCGATGTGGGCAACATGTTCCTCGGTAGCGAAGCGATTTATGGCGATGCCAGCAACGATCCAGCGGCGCAGATGAAGTTGCAATATGCGCAGCAGATTTTGCAGGGCAACCCGAATTATCTCCACGGCCTCGACCCGAAGATGGTGGCGGAGTTCATGGGACCGCAGGCGGCGCAGCAGATTGCCATGATGCAGGCGCAGAGCGGGCAGCAGCCGAATCCGCGTTTCACCGAACTGGTGGCGAATTATTTGAAGAATCTCAAACAGGGCACGGTGCAACAGCAGAACAAGGGCGTCGGCAGAACCGGCGTGAAACAACTCACATGAACTGGAAATTCTGGACATGGCCGGCGCAGATCCGGTTGCTGAAACAAAAGCTGGAAACGGCGAACCAGACGATTGCCCGGCTGCGGGCGGATCTGGTGCGAAAACAAAACCACAAGAAATAATATGGGTAAAATTCATGTTGGCCGGTTTGCCAAAGAAGTTGCGACGGAAAGCATTTTGACGGAGGCGCTGCGGGTGACGGGCGGGGAGCGGCAGGACAATTACGGGCATCCGCTGGCGAATCATAAGCGCATCGCGGATTTGTGGAACGGTGATCTGGCGGCGCGTGCAGTGGACGCCGATGGCAAACGCCAGACGACGCAGCCGCAGTTGGATCCGGCGGATGTCGTGAACCTGATGATTTTGCTGAAGGTCGCCAGAGAATTGCACACGAGCAAGCGCGACAACTGGACGGACATCGCCGGGTATGCGCGCTGCGGGGCGCGGATTCAAAATCACGAATAAATTTATGTCAACCAACGCAACCATCATCGGCGATACCGTGCGGCGGTCGCTGGCAGAATATGGCGACAAATGGCCGAGCCGCACGATTGCCGGCTGGCTGCTGGAAAAGCATCCGCTGGTGTTCGCCAACTTTGAACGGGCGTATGCGGCGGTGCGGTATTATCGCGGCGCCATCGGCAAGAAGAATCGCAGCATCCTTGCCAAAAAAGATTTTCTGAAACCGCACGGCACCGCACACGCGCACGAAATTCCGCTGCCGGCGGCGCTGAAGGACGGCGATGCGTGGGATGTGGTGCCGGTGGAGTTCGGCACGGCGCTGCTGTTGCAGGATGTGCATGTGCCGTTTCATCATCCGCAAGCGGTGGCGCTGGCCATTGCGCACGGCCGCAAGCACAAGGTGGATTGCATCATCCTGAACGGGGACATCGTGGACTTTTACGCCATCAGCTTTTGGGAGAAGGATCCCACGGCGCGGGATTTGAACAGCGAGGTGCAGGCCACGCGGTTGTTTCTGGAACATCTGCGCGATCAGTTTCCGAAGGCGCGCATCATTTACAAGGAAGGCAACCATGAGGAACGGCTGTGGCGCTATGCGTGGCGGCAATGTCCGGCGCTGTATTCGCTGAAGGACGGCAGGGGCAAAGAAATCTTGAGTCTCGGCAGTATTTTGGACGCGGACAATTACGGCGTGGAAATTGTGGCCGACAAGAAACCCATACGCTGCGGCGAACATTTGCACATTTTGCACGGGCATGAATTTCGTAGCCCGTTTCAAAATCCGGTGAATCCGGCCCGTGGTTTGTATCTGCGCGCCAAGTGCAATGCGGTGTGCGGCGATCTGCACCAATCCAGCGGCCATGTGGAAACGGGTTTGACGCACACGGTCAGTTGCTGGAGCGCGGGCGCGCTATGCGACTTGCATCCCCGTTACATGCCGTTGAACAAATGGAACCACGGCTTTGGCTTGATCCATTTGCACAAGAAGCATTGGAGTTTTGACAATCTGAAAATCATCGGCGGCACGGTGGTGGGCGCTTAATTTTATGGACGCAAAACAAATCAAGGCGGCGTTTCTGACGATTGATCCGACGCATCCGTTTTACCTGGGCTTGCAGGAATTGTTGCGCCAGCAAAAGGACATCGAGGCGGATGCCGTGGCGCAAAACAATCTCACCGATGCGGCAAGGCATTTCAACGCCGGCCGACTGGCGGCGACGATTGACCTTTTGCAGCTCGTGCAGGATGTGCGGACGCAGGCCGTGGCGGAACAAATCGCGGCGGAAGCGAAAGCGGCCAAACAACAATCTTCAGAGTAAATAGCCACGAATGGTCATCTTTAGTCGCGGATAGCCACCCGCACAATTTCAAATCTTCCTTGCCCGTGTTTGAGTGACATCAGACACGGGCTTTCTGTCTTGCGCCCAAGTCGGCGACGGTCATAGACCGCCGCTACAAAAGCAAGGCTGACGCAGGTAAAACCGACTTGCAGGTAAAACGCATGAACATAAACGCAACGGAGAATGTGGCTCCGGTAACAACACAGGAAAACGGCGCGGTAATTCCCAACCGCGAGGAAGCGCTGAAAGCGGTCGCAGCGGATGTGCTGAACGCATTTCCGGCGGCAGGCGAAGGGGATCAGGCTCCGACCAACGAGGAACCGGCCAAGGCGCAAGCCGAAGCGGAACCGAAGGCGGCAGGAGAAAATGCAGTTGCTCTTTCTCAACCCGAGACAGGACAGGAACCGGCATGGACGCCCGAGCAATTGGCATGGTTCAACGCGATGGAAACGGCGAAATCGCCGGTAGAAACCGCCGCGGCCCAGGCCAAGCAACCGGAGTTCACGACCGAACAGCAGGCATGGTTAAAGACGCAGGCAGAAGCGCCGGCCACGGAAAGCGAAGTCAAGACCGAGGATCATCTGCACGATGATGCGGAGTTGAAGGGCAAGCTGGACGAGGCCACGCAGGAACGGATCAACAAGCGTATCGGCAAGGAAGTGGCCAAGACCAAGGCGGCGCAGGAAGCCGCCGAGGGGCTGAAAGCGGAACTGGAAACAGTGAAGCAGCAGGCGGCCACGAAACCGGTGACGGGACCGCAGCCGCAAGGGCTGTTGGACGGGGTGCAGGATGCAACCCAGCTCCAGCAGGTCGCGCAGCAGGCGGAATCGGCATTGGATCTGGCGGACGATTTGTTGAGCCGGCTGGAAGATGAACCGGAAGCGGTGGAAACGGTGTTGCGGCAATCGCAGGTGAAACTGAAAGGCACGGACGGCGAAGAAGATTTCTCGCCGCAGGCCATGAAGAAATACCTGAAGGAAGTGCGCCGCAATGCAGATACCACGCTCCGCCGGGGCATCCCGCAGCGGCAGGAGTTCCTGAAGCAATCGGATGCGTATGCGAACGAGGCGCTGGACGTGGTGCCGGAACTGAAGGATGCCAAAAGCGAACGGCGCAAGCTGTTCGACCAGGTGGTTCAGCAGGCTCCGTGGATCAAGCAGCAGCCGAGTTGGGCGCGGATGGCGGCGGTGTATGTGCTGGGGCTGGAAGCCTACCAACAGCAGCAAGCCGCGAAATCGCAGCCGGTGAAACCGGCGGTGAAGCCGAAACGCCCGGTGCCCGTGGTGATACCCGCCCCGCGAGGGACGGCTCCCAGTGCGCCGCGAGTCAATGCCAATGCCGTCAGTGAGGACACGGTTCAAAGTGCCTTATCGGGAAACAGAAGTGCGCGACTGAAGGTAATTCAATCGCTCGTGCCGAAATTCAATTAACGGCACGGCACAAATAGAAAGTAAAAAGTTTATGGCTCAAATCGTTGAACCGAATCAGGTCGGCAAGCGCGAAATGCTTTTCGATCTCATCTCCTTGGATGATTACAAGGAAAAACCGTTGCTGGCGATGCTCCCGAAGGAGCAGAAGCTGACCAACATGCGCATGGACTGGCAGGCGGATCTCTACGACGTTCCGAAAACGGGCGGCGTGGCGGATGGCGTGCCGGTGGAAGCCATCGAGAATGCCGCGGCCAACCGCGTCAAGATCTCCGCTTACGCGCAGAAATTCCGCCGCACGGCGGGCGTGGGCACCGTCGCCGAGGAAATCAGCAAAGTGGCTGGTGCGTCCGAGGGCGAAATGGCGCGTTCCATTGACAAGAAACTGGAGGAAATCGGCCGCGACATCGAAGTGGCGCTCGGTTCCGACCAGGACACCCAGTTGGAAGAATCCGAAGCCAAGCCCTATGCTTTGCGCGGACTCGGTCAGTGGCTTACGAACAGCGCGCAAACCGTGCTGCCGTATTCCACGAACTTCTCCACCCCGGCGGCGTCCATTGACACCACGGCCACGGCGAGCCTCACGGAAAGCACCGTGAAAGGCGTTTTGGAATCCGTCTATACCCAGTATGGCAAATCGCAGGATTTGATGCTGGTTTGCGGCACGGCGCTCAAGCGGGCGTTTACCAACTTCACGCAGGTTTCGAGCGGCAGCACGAACACCAGCGTGAGCATCCGCACGTTCAATCAGGACCTGTCGGAAAAGAAAATCACGGCCAACGTGCTCATTTACGAAGGCGACTTCAACAATGTGCAGTTGCACCCGTCCCTGTTGCTGGCGAATACCGGCACCCGGACGCCGAGCAACGCCGGCAAGGCCCGCGGTTATGTTCTGGCGATGGATCGCTGGGCGCTCTCCTGGGGCTGGCAGCCGCGCGTCACGCCGCTCGCCAACGATGGCAGCGGTCCCCGCGCCATGATCGAAGCCGTCCTCGGCCTCGTGTGCAAGAACCCGTTGATCGGCGGCAAGTTTGCCGCGACCTCGTAATTGAACCGGCGGCGGGATGAATAATCCCGCCGCCACAACACCACCAAAAAGAAAGAACCAAAATTATGGCTCAAATTATTCCTCTCACGGGTCTGGAACGCAGCAATGGCGGCGGCTACACACACAAGGTCATCCTCACCTCGGACGACATCAAAGCGCTCACCAGCGGCACGGCTTATTCGATTTATCCCGGTTACAACGGGAGTTCGACCAAGACGAACCTGCTGGTCAAGGCGTGCGATGCCTATGTGA